CGAAAAGGGAATCTCGTAATAACATAAAGGAGTAAGTATGAAGAAGAAACCTGCAATTCAAGAACGCGCCAAAGTTCTAGCTGCGTTGAATGAAAAGCAAGGCACACACTTCACCGTCCTCTGTTCTACTGAAGCAAAACTGTCCAAAGAAGCACTGGCAGGTTATGGCTGCAAACACTGTGATACACATTTCAGTGCCTTGGCATCCATGCAACCTTTCTGTGTAAACTGCGGCAGCGAGGAAGTAGAATTGGACGAAGGTGATATTGAATCGGAAGACTTCGTTGATGATAACGAATTGTCGTCCGTACAATGTGCAGCTTGTGGTAATCATTCAATTATGTCGGACGTAACTGCCTCCACACTAGGTGGCAAACTACACTGCGTAAGTTGTGGTGCTGATATTGATTTCGTTCCTCCAACAGAAGATGAAGAGGATCTGGAAGAAGTTGATAGCAAAGCTGCTTGCAAAGCTGGTGCTGAAGACGAAGAAGATGAAGAAGACGAAGAGTTGGACGTAGAAGAATCTGCTCCGCTTGACGCTGCAACACCAATGACAACTGCTGACGAAGCAGGCGACATGAAGGATACAGAACTACCTAAGGACCTACCTTTGGACACTTCTGACAATATCCTGGAGAACGATGTAGAGACTAGCATGTTGAAGGTTATGGCTTCTAAGACGGGCGCAAGCTTCGGTCTTATGACAGTTAATGATCGAATCATCGCTACTCTTAACAACGTTCCTGTTGCAGAGTTGTCAAAGGCAGACAGCGGTGACAATGAAGAAGTATTTAGCCACAAGGCATTTGCTCAGGCAATCGCCCATGCAGTTAAAGGTCAAGGCGTAGAAAAAGCTCTGGCTCACTACAACTTCAAAGACATCGTTGTTTCGTTCCCTCTGAAGAAAGAAGTTGATGCCCGTGTTGAACTCGCTCTGAAGGCCCGTCAAACTGAGGTAAACGCTAAACTCACTGACATGTCGCAAGACTTTGCACAGTGTATTGCTCTAGCAGCCTCTGGTATGAACAAAGGCTTCTTTAAAGGTCGTGAACATCCTCTGAAAGCTGCTCTGTATCGTGAACTGGAAGCCGCTGGTGTACGTAGTCCTACCATAATTATTGACAAGGTATTTTCGTCAGTAGGTGGTCAGTACAACAAAGCTTTGATCGAGCAGGCTAGCGAGTTGATGACTAAAAGCGTTGAGTTGCGTAACGAATTGGCTGAAGCAATTGATGATACAGCCTATCAGAACGCAGTTGAGGATGCTGAGGAAGACGACGTTGAAGCCTCTGTTGACAACTCTTCGTTGGAAGATCGTTTAGAAGGTGCAAGTCTTCGTAAAACAGAGACTGCAAGTGTAGACGTTCGCAAGATGCACCAAGAGCGCAAGTTGTTCAAATTTTCCCGTGGTTAATTTTATTAAGGAGTAATATATGATTCTGTTTCCATCCTCTAACCTGCGTGCTAGTGAAGAGCTGAAAGTAGCTGTAGGTTCTACAATCACTGCCGAAGGTCAAGCACTCATCGCTGACAATACAGGTGGCGTATTCGGCGTTAAGCCATCCACTGGTGCAGCTAACGAACAGTTTGTTGGTATCGCTGTATCCCAACAACTGACTCTGTTGTACGTTCCTGCTAAAGAGCAACTGGTTCAAGGCGTTGCCAACACTATCACTTTGGGTCACGCTCCAGCCGCTTCTTCTCTGCTGCTGACTGACTCGACTGATGGTACTGTGCAGGCAGCTGGTAACCCAGGAACTACTGCTGACACCTACAGCATCTCAGGTAACGTCATCACTCTACACGCTGGCAACGTAGGCCATACCTACACAGCTAGTTATCGCTACAGCCCAACGACTGTTGAAGCTCTGTACATCATGGGTTCTATCCCTGCTGGCGGCGCTGCTGGTCTGACTCTGGGTTCTGTAGGCGTAGTTAAACAAGGTACTGTCATCACTTCCGAGTATGACACCGCTGTTGACTGGTCTGCCGCCAACGTAGTAGTTAAACTGGGTGCCAATGGTGTCTTCACTATCGGCGGTACAGGTACAACCGTAAACGCTACTGTTGTTGAAGTTCCTTCAACTTCAAGCCCTTACCTCGGCCTGAGTTTCGTAGCAGCCTAATCCACCAATCTTGAACAAGGAGTAATATATGAGCAAACGTAACCCTTACGCTGGTAAAGTCGAATTCAAGACTCCAGTTATTGCAACAGAACTGAAGATTGGTGGTTCCCGTATCATCGGTCACAATGGTGAAGTGAACGCTTCGTCAAATACTGATCTGGGAATGCAAATCGCAAAACTACTGCAGGTCGCTTCGACTCAGCAAGTTTTGACCGATACTCAGGCTTCACGTATGGAGACTGCCAAAGCACACAAGGAAGCAGTTACTGCAGCCTTCAATAGCAAAGAAGCACACGCTGAACTGGGCGAAGCAATGGCTGAGGAAATTTATCAGGCTGCTAACCGCGAAGGTTTCATGCGTCGTTTCTTGGCACGTCTGGATGTTGGTCAAGGCCAAATCCCTCAGGTTCGTATGCGTATGAAGAACGTTGTAGCTACTGTGGCTTCTAGCCCAGTTAAAGTTGCAACCCAGCTCATCCGTGACAATCTGTACTTCCCTCCTGAGTTCTACATCCATGCACGTCCGTATGTAGAACAGCGTGACATCAACCAATCGTCTGCTGACGTACTTGAAGAAAAGTACATCGAGGCGCTGGAAGGTATCATGGTTCAGGAAGACCGTGTTTGGTACAACCTGGCTAACGCAACTGTAAACGTTGCTAACAACCTGACCAACATCGTTGGTACAATGAATCCAACAGCTTTGGCCGCTCTGCGTAACCAAGTTACTCGTTGGAACATTCCTGCATCGAACCTGTTGATCGCCAATGACATCTGGAACGACATCATCGGTGACAGTGCATTCTCAGCACTGATTGATCCAGTAAGCAAGCATGAACTGTTGCTGACTGGTCAACTGGGTACCATCTTGGGTATGACCATCTACAGTGACGCATTCCGTCACCCTCAGCACAAAGTGCTGAACCAAGGCGATATCTTTGTTATCGGCGACGCAGTGAACCACGGTACCTACAGTGATCGCGGTGGTGTTGACAGTCAGCCAATCGACGGCTCTATCGAAGCTATTCCAGGTCGTGGTTGGTATCTGCATGAGTCTATCTCCGCAGTTATCGCTAACGCCCGTTCGGTAGCAAAAGCACGTCGCGTGTGATCGTAGTAAAGAACTAGG